GTCAAAACTGGGCGAAGGCCGCTGACGGGGGTGCATGACATGGACGAGATGAGACTTTTATACAGCGAGGAGACGGAAAAAAGCGCACTAGGCTGCATGTTTCTGGATCAGGATGCTGCAATGCTGGGCAAGGGCAGCCTGGTGGCAGATGACTTTTACATACCGCTGTATCGCGGGGTTTTTGAGGCAATGCAGAACTGTGAAGTGGTGGACGTGGTGACGGTATGGAACGAGCTGCAGAGAGCGGGACAGAGTGAGCGGATCGGGCTGGAATGGCTGGCGAAGATCAGCGGAAGTGTGGCGACCAGCGTGAACCTGAAGCACTACATCGATGAGCTGCAGAGGCTTGCCTGTTACCGCAGAAGGGTGCGGGACTGCGACGAAATGAAAATGGCCGCCCTGAAGCAGGACGACAGCACGATCAGCAGTGTTCTGGCCAGGATGCAGTCGGACGGATATGGCAGCGACGAGATAGAAACGCTGGCAGAAGGGACGGCTGCAAGACTGAGCAAGCTGGCTGAGATCCGCGACAGCGGAAGGCGGCTGGTGGGGCTGACTACCGGATTTACAGATCTGGACTATGCCCTGGGAGGTTTGAGGGACAGCGATTTTGATGTGCTGGCAGCAAGGCCTTCCATGGGGAAGAGTGCCCTGGCACTGGACATTGCAAGAAATGCCCAGAAAAGCCTGCAGGGTGAAAACGAAAGAGTGGCCATATTCAGTCTGGAAATGAGCAAGGAAGCCCTGGGGTTGAGGGGATACACGGCGGAATATCTGATCGACAACGACAGATTTTCCGTGGGCACCAACGATGCAGCATGGATGCGGACGCTGGAGGACGTGGCCAGAAACAGCGACGCCTTTGAAAAAGGCGTAGGCAGGATCCTGATCCACGACGAGAGTGGCATGACCATGGAGAAGATCAGAGCAAAGTGCCACCGATGGAAAACGCGGGGCATCGATCTGAGGCTGATCATCATCGATTACCTGCAGCTGATCCAGGGCAAGGGCGAAAACAGGACAAGGGAGATCGGCGAGATTTCGAGAGGACTGAAGCAGCTGGCCAAAAACCTGAACTGCCCGGTGCTGGCACTGAGCCAGCTGAGCCGAAAATGCGAAGAGAGGGCAAACAAGAGACCGATGCTTTCGGACCTGCGAGAGAGCGGCGACATCGAACAGGATGCGGACGTGGTGCTGCTGCTTTACAGGGAGGAATATTATTTCCCGGACTGCGAACACCAGGGCGAGGCGGAAGTGATCATTGGGAAACAGAGAGAAGGCCCGACGGGTACTATTCGGCTGAGATGGCTGAACAGAAGCACCACATTTCGGAGCCTGGAGAAATTCAAGAAAACAGATGAGGAGGCGCCTGAGGGATGGGATTGAGTGACACTGTAAAAGATCTGCAGAAAAAGGCAGAATCGAAGGGGCTGCAGCTGCTGAAGGAAATGAGGCGGTTTACCGCCCTGCATACAGCGGATGCCATGGAAAAAGATTACGCAAGAATATTGAAAGTGTATGATTCCCCGAAGGGCTTTACTGCAGACGGACAGAGATGGATCTGCAGAGAAATGGCAGAGCATAACAGGACCGGCAGACTGCGGAAGGTCTACGAAGAACCCCTGCAGGGGGCAGCCAGAGCGGAGCGCAGGGAAAAAGGCGGCGGAGAAGCCCTGGTGGCAAGGCACTGGGATGAGCTGCAAAATGCCCTTGCTGGTATAGAAAAAATGTATCAGGAAGAAAAGAAATGGCAGCTGGAGATTGAAGGCTGACGAATGGAAAAGGAGCGTGAAAAGGTTGGGGATTTCGTATAAACAGATGAAAAATCTGTTGGCACAGGCAGGGGAAACACAGGATTTTGTGAAATGGTGGAAGCAGCAGAACGATGCGCTGCAGAAGAGTATCGATGATATTTCCATCAGCCCTCCGCAGCTGGACGGTGTGGGCGGCCGGAGCGGTATCAGTGACACGGTGGCCAGGGAAGTGATCAACAGGGAGAAGCTGAAAGAAAGCCTGGCACTGAATGAAAGAGCCATCAGAGACCGGTTGAATCTGCACTCGAAGCTGAGCCTTCTGATGGCGGAGGCGCTGACGAAGGATGAGCGGGCTGTGATCAAGGCGAAGCACTGGGATCAGAAGCACTGGTGGAAGGTGGAAAAGGAAACGAAGCTGAGCCGCACCAGCTGCTACCGGCTGGAGCAGAAGGGCATGAAGAAGCTGCAGAAGGCATGGGATGAAAGGGACGAAAAGGGCAGAGGCTGAAAGGTCTTTGCTTTTTTTATTGAAACACTTTGAAACACTTTGGAACACTTTGGAACACTCTGGAACGTTTTGAAACAAAATTTCTGCTAGAATGATAGTGTGCTTCTCTGGCCATAGGGGAAGCAATGTTTCACAATATCCTCCTTTCTAGGGAGGCGGCTGGCCGGAAACGGCAGTCGCCTTCTTCTGCACGGGTGGAATGCATAAAGGATGGCCGAAAGGGTGTTTTTTATGCAAAATGACGGCGTTTTATGGGGTTTATTTTACTTAATGGGGAAATGTTAAGAAGAACCCCGGAAGGAAAAGAACCTACCTTATAATGCCGGAAAAACAAATATTTAACACAATCTTATGAAATGTTAAATTGAAAAGAGGCGCGAGAGATGCTCGAAAACGTTGATTTTTCGGGGTTTTTCGTGCCTTTTGCATTTATGCGGAAAAATGCAGGAGGAAATTTATACAAAAATTTTCCGGCACTGATGCCCAAAAAGTGCCGAAAAAAGCGGAGGTGAGGACTTGGCATCTAAGAACGAGGAGAAGCTTCTGCAAAACCTGGAAATGCTGAAAGACTGGGCTTCCGTGGGCATTTCTCAGAAGGAAATGGCAAGGCGAATCGAGATGAGCTATTCCGATTTTCGTGCCTGGAGAGACAAAATTCCGGCACTTTCGGCACTTTTTGAAAAAACGCCGGAAGAAAAAAAGAAGGCGAAGGCAAAAAGGGCTGAGATCGTGGAGGAAAGCCTCTATGACAGATGCAACGGCTATAACGCCAGAGTGAAGAAATTCATCAAGGTGAAGAAGGCCGTGAGAGATGATGACGGCCATCTGATCTTTGAGAAGGGCAAGGTCGTGATGGAGGAAGAACTGGTGGAAGTGGAAGAAGAGCAGCATGTGCCCGGTGACGTTGGCGCACAGAAATTCTATCTGATGAACCAGGCGAAGAAGAACTGGAAGAGTGACCCTGAAAAACTGGCCAACGACAAGCAGCGTGTGAAGAATGACACGAAGCGCACACAGATCGCAGAACAGAACGCCGGCGGCCAGACCATCACCGGCAAGACGGTGGAAGAGCTGCTGGCAGAGATGGAAGCTGAGGCTGGTGATCTGAATGTATAAGACACTGCGCGTGACAAGGCTTTACATCGAAAAGTATCTGAAGATCAGAACCAAGGAAGGGACGATCGTGCCATTCAAAATGAACAAGGCGCAGATCAGACTGATGCAGCTGGTGGACGATCTGGAAAAGGCAGGAAAGCCTGTCCGGATCCTGGTGCTGAAGGCCAGACAGATGGGCTTTTCCACCCTGACGGAAGGGATCATCTACAAAAAGACGGCCACAAGGAGATTTGTGAACAGTTTTATCATTGCCCACAAGGACGATGCGACAACGAACCTGTTCAATATGTCGAAACTGTATCACGATGAAAACCCCATGCGGCCGATGCTGAAAACCAGCAACGCAAAGGAGCTGCTGTTTGAAAACCCTACCCGCAATCAGGCGGAGAAGGAAAGGAACCCAGGGCTGAAGAGCAAGATCAAATGTGCGACTGCCGGCGGCAAAGGCGTCGGTCGTTCTGAAACGATCCAGAATCTGCACGCTTCAGAATTTGCTTTCTGGCCAGGGGACAAGAAAAAGACACTGATCGGTCTGCTGCAGGCGGTACCTGCCCTGCCGGGGACGATGGTTGTGATCGAAAGCACAGCCAACGGCTTCGACTATTTCAAGGAGCTGTGTGACATGGCAGCTGCAGGGATCGGTGATTTTATTCTGTTTTTTGCGGCATGGTTTGAGATGGACGAATACCGGATGGCCTGGAATGGGGAGACGCTGACGCCGGAAGAGGAAGAACTGAAGGAAACCTTCGGGCTGGATAATGAGCAGATCATGTGGCGGCGCTGGTGTATTCAGAACAACTGCGGCGGTGATCTGAATCTGTTCCATCAGGAATATCCATCCACGCCGGAAGAAGCCTTCCTGGCTACGGGTACCGGGGTATTCGACAATAAGGCCATCATCCTGCGTCTGCAGATGCTGGAGAAAGAGCCGGCGCCCAGACGAGGGAGATTCACTTACACAGAGACCAGAGAAGATCTGGACAAGATCAGCCTGACGGATGTTTCCTTCATGGAGGATCCCAGAGGGGAAATTGCGATATTCCTGGAGCCTGAGGAAGGCGTGCCTTATGTGATCGGCGGGGACACTGCCGGAGAAGGCAGCGACTACTTCACCTGCCAGGTGCTGAACAACATCACCGGGGAACAGGTGGCAAGGCTCTGGTGGCAGAGATGCGACGAGGATGACTATGCAAAGCAGATGGCCTGTCTTGGTAAGTATTACAACAACGCCCTGCTGGCACCGGAAGCAAACTTCTCCACGCACCCGATCAGAGTGCTGGAATATCTGGGATACACAAACATGTATGAAAGAGAAGTCATGGACACGAACACAGGCAGCCTCCGCAAGAGCTATGGCTTCCGCACAGACGGTCTTTCCAGACCGGTGCTTGTGGCGGAGCTTGTGGAGTATGCGAAATATCATCTGGATCTGATCCATGATGCGGATACGCTGCGGGAAATGCTGACATTCATCCGCAACGACAAGGGCAGAGCAGAGGCAGAACAGGGCGAACACGATGACCTTGTGCTGGGCCTTGGCATTGCACTGAGATCCAGAGGCCAGCAGAAAATGACGAAGGAAGGCGACAGGAAGCCGAAACAGACCAACTTTATGAAGGGCTGGTCTGCAGACATGAAGGCGGACTACCGGAAGGCAGACGCAAAAACGAAGGAATACCTGAGAGAGCTGTGGGGGTGTGCTGAGGAATGAAATATGTGATGCCCATTGAGGACAAGCGCACCGTCGGCGCCATTGGGGACTATCTGAAGGACAGGAATGAAAGGGACTATGTTCTCTTTATGACTGCCATCTATCTGGGCAGAAGGATCGGCGACATTCTGCAATACAGAGTAAGAGACCTGCGGGGAAAAGACCGCATTGCAATCACTGAGCAGAAAACTGGCGACACCATCCTGCTTCCGATCAACCCCAACCTGCAGAAGATCTACAGAGAATACTTCAAAGGCAGAAAGGACTATGAATTTGCCTTCCGCAACAGCCGAAGCAAGCAGAACACACCGATCAGCCGCATCAGAGTGTGGCAAATCCTGCATGATGCTGCAGAGGCTGTGGGATACAAAGACAGTCTGAGCTGCCATACTTTGCGAAAGACCTTCGCCTATTGGCTGTACATGGATACCGGCGGAGATATTGTGATGGTGCAGGAGCTGCTGGGACACGCAGACCCCAGTATTACGAGGAGATACATTGGTATCGATCAGCAGAAGAAAGAAAAAGCAATCAACAATTTGAGATTTTGAGACCTTGGAAGGGGGCAAAAGACCTTGGAAAAGGAAAAAAAGAAAGATAAGCAGGAGAAGCTGACAATGTGGCAGGAGAGATTCAGCCGCAGTGAGAGTGCTGCCCAGACCGAGCGGGCGAAGATGGAGGAGCGGACAGCTCTGTATAACGGGACACGAAAGATCCTGAAGCCTGACGGGACAGAGGCAGAAACGGAAGCCAGTGTAGTGCGCAACATTGTGGCCGAGCTGGTGGAAGCCCAGGTTGACAGCGGTGTGCCTACGCCAAAGGTAACGGCAAGGCGCGAGCGCGACGTGGAGCTGGCGAAAACAACAGAAGATTACCTGCGAAATGAGATCGACAGACTGCCTTTTGAACGCCTGAACGATGAGGATGAGCGCATCAGCCCTGTGCAGGGCGGCAACATCTTCCTGGTGGAATGGGACAGTGACAGACACACCCACGAAACCAGAGGGGAGCTGTGCGTGAGCATCCTGCATCCGAAACAGGTACTGTTCCAGGATGGCGTGAGCAATGTCAATGACATGGACTACATCATCGTAAGCTATGCCATGACAAAGCAGCATGTGAAGGCGAAGTATGGCATCAGTGTGAAGGATCAGGAAGAAGAGGACTACACGGTAAGAGGCGGCAACAGCGGGCATTCTGAAGAACTGGTAACAGTGCATGACGGGTATTTCCGAAACAAGGCCGGCGGTATTGGCTTGTTTACATGGGTCAATGACATGGTGCTGCAGGATCTGGAGGACTATCAGGCCAGAAAAGGCAGGAAGTGTGCGAAATGCGACGCAGATCTGAACGGGGAAGAAAAATGCCCTTACTGTGGCAGTGAAAAAACCGTGGAAAGTGACAAGGACACCTTTCAGCTGGTGGAAGATATTGAAACCAGGAGCGGCGTGATCCCTGCCGGAGAATATGTGGAGGAGATCCCCGAAGGCATTGACGCGCTGATGATGGATGAACTTGGCAACGTGATGGAGGCGGTTCCCGTGGAAACATGGAAGCCGACAGAGATCCCTTACTACAAACCTGACATTTACCCCATCGTGGTCAGAAAGAACGTGAGTGCCTGGGGTAAGGTTTTGGGCGACAGTGACGTGGACAAGGTGAAGGATCAGCAGAACATCATCAAGAAATGCGACACCCGCATGCAGGAGAAGCTGGACAAGGGTGGCAGTGTGATCTTCATGAGTGAGAACACAGACCTGGAGAAAACAGACAGCCAGCTGAAGGAAGTCCGTTTCTCGAAACCTGCAGAAAGAAATATGTTTGGCATTGCAAACCTGCAGGTGGACACAACGCAGGATCAGGTGATCAGCAATGACCAGTATCAGCATGCAAGAAATATGCTGGGGGTAACGGATAGTCTGCAGGGCAGACCCGACCCTACGGCTACCAGCGGCGTGGCCAAGCAGATCGCTGTGGCCCAGAGTGCCGGCAGACTGGAAAGTAAGCGCATCATGAAAAATGCCATGTATGCGGACCTGTATGAAGTAATGTTCAAATTTATGCTGGCATATTCCGATGAGCCCAGGGCAGTCAGAAGAAGTAAGGCTGACGGCGAAGTGGAATACAGCATATTCAACAAATACGATTTCCTGCAGAAGGACGCTGCCGGAGAATGGTACTGGAACGATGATTTCCTGTTCAGCGTAGACAACAGCTCTGCTATGGCAGGGAACCGTGAGGCCATGTGGCAGGAGATCAGAATGAATCTGCAGACTGGTGCCTTCGGTGATCCAAAGAATCCTGAAACACTGATCCTGTTCTGGACCATGATGGCCGGACAGCATTATCCCTTTGCGAAGGAGATCAAGGAACATCTGGAAGCGCAGAAAGCGCAGCAGGAACAGGCGGCTTTGCAGCCGGCGCAGAACCTTGTGCAGGGATTTGTTCCGGAAAGCGATATGGCTGATGTTCCCGATATGCTGAACATGACTGGAGGTGGCATGAATGGCATTGAAATGTGATGAATGTGGAACAGAGCTGATCATTGCGGACAGAAGCGCATTGCTTTTTGAAAACGATGATACAGCGGAACAGCCTACAAGGGCATATTACATTTTCAAATATGGCTGCAGAAATCCAAACTGCAAGAACCATGCCAAGAAGGGCGAGGAGCCTATCTATCTGGCGGAAAAGAAAGTTTATATCGATTAAGAAGGACTGGTCAGAAGAGCGGTCCTTTTTATATTTGCGTGATGCACAGCGCTAAGTGTGTAGACAATCAATCACATGGTACCTGCTGGGGAGGTGAGACAGCATGAAGAAGGAACTGAACATCGGCAGAGGCGGCACTATGGAAGT